TTTCCGATACCTCCAGCCACACCATCTATGCCTTTTGATTGTTGAGCCATTGATCCTGCAACATCCCCTGCGGCTTCAGTTCCTAAAGCTCCAGCACTTCCGCCTTTCATTCCACCTCCACCAAAAAGTCCCCTTAATTTTTTTGAAATAGCCCCAGCTATATTTTCTCCTAGTTTTTTTCCTTCGGATCCTGTTTCTTTTACATTTATTGGTACTTCAATTTCAAATGCCAAAATATTATACCTCCACCTTTTGCATTTTTAATTTTTTCATTATTTGTGCTTCAATTTTTCTATGACAAGAAGGGCATAAGGTTATTAAATTTTTTGGTGAATTGTCAAAACTTATTAAAAAGGGAATTATGTGATGAATATGAAATGCCCCAGTTTTTTTAGACATTTGCAATCCACAATTTTGGCAAGTATAATTATCTCTTTTATAGATTAATATTCTAATTGCTTCCCAATCATCTCCGTATCTTGCAGGGGAACAATTCTTACTTCTTCCATCAATATAATTCCAAGGTTTAAGCCTTTTTTCAAATTTTACGGTTGTCCCATAATATCCTTTATGTCCTTTTATAAAAGGACTATTTAATTTAGCCCATGGACGCTTTTGACCCTTATTAGATTTAGAAATACTTTCTTTATGTTCTTTTGATAATTTTCTTCCAATGTATCCCTTATTTCTGCAGTTTAAACTACAATATCTCCTTCTTCTTAAATGAGATTTTTTCACATAAAACTTTTTACCACAAATTGGGCAAATTAGATCTGTTCCATTTTTTTTATATCCCATTTTTTGTTCTTTCTATTTTTTTAAATTCTTTTTCTAATTCAATCATATAAACCGCCCGGTCATATGGTAGCTTGTTTACTTGATATGGAGTAAATCCAAAATGATGAGCAAAGAACCAATACATTAATTCATCTGAGATTTCTTCATTATCTTGGTGGTACCCTTTTAAACTACCCCTAATTAATCTTTTTTTTTTAAGGATGGTTCTGCAAATTCTGTATATGCACCAAATAAGTAATCTGTTACTTCAGCAGGTAATTCTTTAATACCTGTTAAAGATTTATCAAAAGGAGCTTCTACAATTGCTTCTGTNAGAATCTTCTCTTGAATTTCTGAATCATCTACAGTAATATTTGGTTGACCTGCAATTATTCTAGTTTTAGTACATTCCCCACGGATTTTATTCCTTACACCAGTACTTAATTTCTTTATAGTAACTAATGCTTCTTTTTTGTTGATTAATAAAGGTACTTTTATTGTTTGTATAACTATCCTTTGTTGCTCGTCTAATTTCAAGTTTGGCACTTGCTGTTCTTGATTTTCCATTTTTTCCTCCCTGGATTTACTTTTTTGAATCACTAAGCTATGTTATCTGCTGCGACTGGGGCTGTTTGAATATCATTTGTATAAATAATATTCGTACAAGCTCTTGCCCAACCAGTAACATCTTCTTTTACAACTTCATTAACATTTTGTGGTAATGTTTCTTCATTAAGATGAACTCCTGTCAAATTAATATCTAAAATATCTCCATCATCATTTGTGAATGTTAATTCTAATGTTGCGATTTCTGTTCCACTTCCAGTAGTTGGTGCAGTTGCACTATTTGTTCCATTTAGAAAATATGTTAAAAGTGCTGTATGAGATTGGAATGCTGCAGTCATAGAAAAATTGTATTCTCTATTTTTTGCAACTTGGTCAGTCATAAATCTACTACCAATGCCATATACAGGATCTAATTTATTATTAATAGTCAATTCAAAAGATTGAACTGCTGCAATAGTTGTCCCATCAGGCATTTCTATACTTCCATGTGCAAATGTAAAAACTGGTTCAACATCTGCTAAATTAGAAGTTTTAGTTGTTCCTAATGCTTCATACCTATATGGGCATTCAAGACTAAATTTCAATGCTTCATTTACTGCTGCGGATATTGTGCAAGTGTTTACTCTACATCCTATTAAATTACTTGCGGCATCTGTAGTGCCTAACTCAAAACTTGTTTTAGTTGTGAAACTAGTTATTCTATCTAATTCTGTGTAAGTGTGTGTATAAGCCCCAGAAGTTCCTGCATCAGCATTTGCGCCTAAAACTCCCAATAACCAATAAGCATTTGAAAGTGCTCCATTAACTGTTACAGTTCCAGCATATTGTTTATTTATTGTTGCAGTTGCATTTCTTGCTCCAACCCCATAGATTCTTTCTGCATTGTTGTTTCTCGATACACTTACTTCAACACCCTGTCCAAAAGGCATATAGGTTTCATCAGATGCTGTGTGACTTGCTACTGCTTTGGTCCATCCTGTTTGATCTTCAAAAGCATATAAACAAACCGATTCTCCACCACTTATATAATTTTGTGCCATAGTTATTTTACCTCCTTTAATTTAATTTTTCTCGTTTGAGTAGGATATTTCCCCTTGACACTTGATTTAAGGCCATTAGGAAGCACTTTTTTTTGTTTTATGAGTAATTCTACATCTTTTTGGGTAATTTTCCCTTTTGCTAAGTCTGTCATAATCTTTTTTAGTTCTTTTTTGTCTATCATGCTGAATCCACCGAAAACATCCCAAGGAAATCTATATTTTTTTGCATAATTTCATCTTTTTTATTAAAACTATTAATCGTTGGACCTATCATTGTTGGTTTTATAAAGGATAAGTAATAAAAATTTTTAGCATTTGTGACATATAAATCTTTAATTGTTTGGATATAACCATCAAGATCATCCGAATTATCATCATAAATTACTATTGTAAATGCCACATTGGAAATAAATTTTTCTCCACCAATCCCAAAAGCTTCTGTACTCACATTTAAAATATCCGTAGCAATTCTTGGATAAGAATTTATTGTTAAATCATCTCTTGGAAAATCTGGATAAATTTTATCAGACCCATAATCGTGAGATACCACATAATCCCCTGTTTGATTAGATCCAAAGGTAATTACACACCCAGTTGCATGGTTATAATTGACTGTATAATCTGTGCCTAAAGATTTTGATACTGATGCAACTATAATTGATCGAACATTTTTTACATTCGTTCTAGAAATTGTTATAACCTTTGTTCCTGAAAGGGTTCCAGTAGCATTTGCTGTGGTTACACCCCTAATTGTCGTTGAGAATATATCCTGATTTCTTAAAAATACAATTTGTTCTTGTTTTATTTTCTGGATGTCCATTTTCCTCTTGGAATTTTACCACTTGGTTAAATATATAAAAATCCTTGAACTATTTAAATATTGGTGTTTATTTTATTTATTTCTTCAATAATAATTTTTTTTAATTTTAATTGAATTGTATTTCTTATAAATGGATTTGGCCTAGTCCCATATTTTGCAATTTTCTTTGCAATTGGATATGCTAAATTTTCATCACCTAATTTTAGTTTTGCCCACCTCTTTAAATGTTTCGCACTAACCACATGTGGATTTGTTCCATATTCTACATATTTTGCATAATCTACCATCCAAATTAATAATCCCCTATTAGTTGGTTTAACCTTAATACTATTTCTAAGGCGACCAGTATCCACAGGAGCAATCAAAATAAGTTCGTTCTGAATTCTTATTGCAATCCTTGGGAGGGCTAACTCCAACATTTCTTTAATTTTACTCATCTTTTAAATAAAAAAGGTTTACTGTTTTGAACATTAAAGTTCCATTAAAATTCCTTTTACTAACTGTATCCACCCTATAAACTTTTGAATCATGGGTTATTTTATCATATTTATTCATTGTTTGTGTTGATTTTATAAATATTTTAGCGTCATAAACTTCTGTTAATCCTGATTTATCTAAACCAAATTTTTTATTGGGATTTGAAAAAACGACATCAATTGTTTCATTGGTTCCATCAGAATAAGTTTTATTACCATGAAAATTTGTAGTCATTGTTACAGGGGTTCTAGTTACTTCTACCCCAAAATCTGCTAAAGGTCCATTAGAAAAATCGTCACCAGTCATTTTTATTCATTTTTTATTTTTTTTGTTATTTTTATTTAATAACCACCCTTTTTCATTTTATANCACTACTGAAGGTCTTGGTTTTATTCTACTTAAAAGCCTATCCCTCTCTTTAATTAATTGGGTTGCAGTTTCTCTCCACTGGGTATATGGTTCCCCCTTCTGTACATGGAATTCCCCCAACCCATAACCCACTATATCTGTATAAGATTGCCCCACAATTCTTGCAACCATTGCAATTGAACAAGCAAAGTTCATTAATTTCTTGAATATTTCATTTATTTGTAATTTTACAATTTTACTTCCAGATTCATGAGTATAAACTAATTGATCAACAGTTATTGTTCCAGTATCTGTTGAACTAACTTGAGCAGCCTCTTTATAACCATCCATACCATAAATTTCTACCCAATCATCTGCACTAAAT